ACAGCGCACTAAGACCGCACGAATATAATGGTGGGTTACCACCAAACGAATCAGAAAACCGATACTGGAAAAACTCTAACGCGGTGGCCAGTTTTAGTTGACCACAACATTACAATAGTGATGAAGTAGTAGATATCTATGTGTTCGATAAGGATCAGGCACTATCACTTTCAGACACACCTATCTTTATTGATTTAGCTATTGAAGTAACGAATAGTGCAAAAACAGTTAGTACCTTTGTACCTTTGAATCTCAGTACTTCACAGATGAAGGCATATCAACGCATAACCATTGAAAAATTTCCATCTATTGAATCATTCAATAAGTGGATGAACAAAAAAGCACAATTAGTACTCAATGAACAGCAAAGAGCACATTTTGTATCTAAGTACAATTCACTCCTGTGAAAACAAAAAATGTCTCTAAAAACTATCTAATATTATAGGTAATAAAAGGAGACAAAATTAGAAAAAAAACACCGAGCAAGAACAAAAAGAACGAGCGTAGCCCGTTCTTTTTTTCGCAGTGAGTTCGACATAAGGCGGTTGCTTGCAACTGCCTTATCGAGATTAATATAAAGAAGCACAAACGCTAACGCGTTCGGCTTTGAATTTCTATTTCTATGTACTCGCTTGAGTAGTTAATGTACTTCTTCTTAAAAGTACCTGATACTGGCGAGTACATACAAATATCATTCAATTTCTTTTTTCATTAAGTACATACAAATCCCTTTTGTATTAAGTACACAAGAGTAGGGGTCGGCACTACGTGCCTAAAGTATTTCGCTGTACCGCTTCGCTCAAAGGGCGGGGTATCGGGCTGTTAAAGCCCTTAATGTACTTACACATGCCAATATTATTTTTCTAATCAGAGGGGTGAAATTCTTTGTACAGAAACATCATTTGCTGATGTGTTCGCTTAGGTGGATGGGGCAGTTATGGAAAAGAAGATGTTGATCGTTAATTAGATATTGTAAGTACTGAAATCAAATAAATACCATGTGTACTTATTTGTGAGGTGCTAATGGAAAATATTACAAGGAATGAAAATGCATAGAAAATATTTGCGGTTGTTAAGATATAAAATGGCTCATGGTGAATCTTGTATCGATGAAGTAGAAGCAGTACTGTACAATCCTTTTGCCTATTCTGAATATAGACTTAAGGTATTAGTACCGAAAGATTATGATTTTGAACTGATTTCTGATTATCTTTATTTTATAACAGATTCAAATAACGAGAGTAATGATTTAGTAGTTACACTATTGGCAATTTATGTAAAAGAAGATGTTGAACGTTTCTTAGAGCTTGTAAACACTGATAATAAATAAATACTTCATATAAAGATATGTGAGGTACTAAAAATGATAAGAATGGAATTTAACACCTACGATGATGGAACATACTATTTCCTTTATGTTACAGAGGAAGTACGTATTGAAACTAATGGTATTGATGGCTTGCAGATGGAAACCCGTGATTACAAAGTACGTGATTTAGGTGATCCGTTCCAGTACTTAACACTACGAGAACGCAAGGATGAGTACTTTAATGAAGCAATTATAAATCCGTATATTGAAGTTGTGATAAAAGCTGTTGAAATACTTGTTTCTCTTTTGACTTAAGATGATTAAAAAATGCCCCATTGAGAGGCACGAGGTGATTATTTTATAACTTCGAGAAATTCAGTTATTGGTTTATTATCATCATAAATCGATTTAACAAAATCCTGTAAGCTATGGTTTAATTCGATAGCTTCAAGTTGTATATCAATAATTTCTTTTGCTGTTAAACGTATAGCTTCTTCATCAGCATACATGAGCGTTGGAACTTCAGAGGCTGCCAGTTCAAATTGAGTTTGTAGTCGATTGTAACTATCTGCAATATTTTTTATATTGTTCATTATATTCACTGTATAAGGCGTGATTTTATAGTTATACCTTTGGATTGCCTTTAATCTATTTTGTATTGAATATGATAAGTTGAAAAATTCGATAAGCAAATTTTCAACTTTATCTAAAGTTTCGCCTATATCTTTTGGCAATTCCTTTTTATCGTTTAAACAGTTTTTTAGCGTTTTGCTTGTATGAACAATATAGCTTTTATATTGACTACTCAGTGATGACAACTTTCGTAAGTCTTCATATATTGCTTCTTCAATAACTTTAGAAACTATATCGTAATGTTTTTGAGACAGCCATTCGGGGGCTTTTCTATATGCGGCATAAGCGACACCCAAAGTACCCAATGTTGATAAAGAACTGATCCAATCGGTAAAACTACCCCATTCGAAGTTATTACTTCCAAAAAAAAGTGCTTTCAAGATGACACAAATCAAAAGTAATGAAAGAATCAATACAACTGCAAGTATTGTTTGGTTTAGATTTTTATATTCCATTTACTTGTTTCCGGCATGATAGTGAATCTTGAGTTAGTACTTTACCATTACAGCCACAATCAAGTACACTCTGAACATCACGCCCACCCACTATGGGTAGGTTTGTTTAAGGTGTGGGTGCGGCGTGAAACTTCATAACTTTTGTGGAGCATCAACCAACTACTCCTGATCTGTAGATTACCACTCGCCGAAACAGTTACTTCACCTTAAAGAAGGTTATAAATTTCTGCTTTTTGAATAGATTGTAGGCACTCTCTGAAGCAGCCAAACTTTCCAAATATTCCTTATAGTGTTGATTGAAATTTTTTCTACTTAACTCAAAGCCTCGTTGGTTATTGTTGACGCACTCAAGAATACTTGATTGAACTGATATATAAGCATTGCAAGCAGACGAATTAACTTCCCTGAGCGATTTAGTGACTGCGAGGATAATGTCTTTGTTTTTTACTTTAATTGACCATCTTTCCATAAGATCCAATTCTTTTATTAAGTTGTCAATTTTTGATATAAACTCTCTGTGTTTATTTTCAGATATCTCAAATTCATGGGCTTTTTTTATGTTAGGTTTTTTCAAGCCGCTATTCAATTCATTGAGATAATTAAGAACAGGATAAAGATCTTCTATGGTTTTATATGTTGAGTTATATAGGTTATCAGTAGTAGATAAAATTTCCTCTGCTTTATCAAAACCCTTAGTATGAGATCTTTGAGAGAACCATTGTTTGGCATTAAACGCGGCATATGCAGCAGCACCAGCCATTACCCAATCAGCTAATGTTCCAGTTACTTCATACCATGACATAAGTCACCTCAATCAGTAAATAGCTCGCTATAGTGCTTTATTATGTTGTTATGTGAGGCTCGAACAGTTCTATACTTTTCACTTATCCTCATGTCGAAATCAAAACAAACAGGTAGTTTTACAAAAATTTCTTCAGATCCAACAGATAATGCATCACTTATTGTGTATGTTAAAGATAAATGTGACTCTATTATTTCAATGAAATGGCGTCCATTAATAGGCTGCAATCCCCAAAGATCCATCCTTTCCATCGCTGTACGTAAATTGATTATATTTTTTCTATATGTTGCTTCTCTTTGCATAAGCTCTTCCCAGAGCAACCTGAATTTAGCTTCATCATGTTGCCCATCAGGTTCTGTATTAATCAATTGTTTAACATCACTGTGCAAGTAAAAAGATTCCTGTTGTAACTTACAGAATTGATCAATAAGTTCATCTGCGAATTTAAATTTTCGCTCATTAAGTTTAGGTGAAAGCCAATCTTTTGCATTTGCAGCAGCATACACAGCTACCATTGCCATTACTGCATTACAGGCAGCACTAATCAGATCTGAACCATTGCCCCAATCCATGAATCACTTCCCGATAAAATCTTTTGTATTGTATGTACCACAACATTGTTTAAGGTGCTATCAAAACGGCAGCTCACCCTGCATATCACAGAATGCATCATCCTTATCATGTGCCTCTAACATAGCTTGTTGTGCGTAGAACCAACTACTGACAGCAAAGATATCTACTGGCTTAGCTACCTCAAGCATAAAGTAGTATGCGTTACTTGAAGCCACACCGAACCAGTACAAGCGAGTACCATCCTCATGAGGTGTTGTCTCGAACAAGACACATTGCCCGTCTTCAATACGTTCCAAGTATCCGCCAGGATGAACAACTACTATCCGTTGTCCGCACTGCCAAAACATTTGAACACCCTTTCTAACGCTTGGATCAAACAGATTCTTATTACCCATTTTCCTACCCTCCGATGAGATTACGATACTGTAAATTTATACAGTGGTTTGGTGTTGATCAATACGAAACGCTAAAAATCACATAAAAATGATCATTTTCAATAAGTTAAATATAAAAATAAGATGAATAACACCTTCGATTAATAACTTTTATCGATCGATAATAATCTTATGATCGATAAAACGGATTGATTGAATGATCACAACAAACTTCATAGCAGAACCAATCATGACTACATCAGGCCAGCTCGTAGGATGTGAACTGTTAACCCGCTTCCATTGCGAAGATCTGCCTGTGCTTAACAGTAAGTACTTCATCATGGCTATGACGGTCGAAGGGAAGAAGGAACTACTGAAACAACAATTAGAGACTGTAGAAGTTCATGCGTCATGGTTCAGAGAGCACCGGCTTTTCTGTACCGTTAACGTTGATACCATACAGGCACGGCTATGTGTGTTTGACAGGGAGATTATTCAGCTATTGGATAAAATGGATTTCATCAGGCTTGAGATATCAGAGAACTTTGAAGGGCTTGAACTTGGTATCAATCATCCAGTACTTAAGACACTGATAAACGTTGGCTATCGATTGTTCCTGGATGATCTTGGATCTGGTAATGCGAATGTAGCGGCGTTAACTACTGGATGCTATGAGGCGGTCAAACTTGATAGAGCGTTCTATCGTCATGAAGTACAGAAACCCACATTCAACATACTGATGAAGAACATCATGAAGTACTGCCCGTATGTGATCGTTGAGGGAGTAGAGCAGCGGCAAGAACTACCAGTACTTCAGAATGCGGGAGTATCAGCAGTACAAGGTTATTTGTACAGGTCAGTTCCATTCCATAAAGTTAATAGTTTGCTATAGATCTCAATAAATGAAGCCCTACCAGTTTTAAGCTTGGTAGGGCTTCATTTAACATTTAATTGAAGTTATAAGATAATATTTCGCCAGTTTCGCCATTAAATTTGCAGGAATACTGGACATTCTTATATGCACCAAATCCATTCTGTGCTTGAGCTTGGTCACCATACATTTCAATCACTTTTGAATCTTTACTAACCCATGCGTAAGTTACAAAAGCAGGGTTGGTAATCGAATCCTTCCATTTAAAGTCATACTTAGCTAATTTCTCGATAGCTCTCTGACATTCATAAACAGGATTGTGGTGATTTTTTGCATAGCCAATCGGATTCTTATCTTCTTCTGCTTTACGTGCTGCCATTTGAGCATCTTCTTTTGCTTGACCTTCTTGCCCCCAAATACCGTAAATCGCAATAGAGGAAACAAAGAACACAGGTATTGCAAGTAATAAGCCTGTAAAAATGATACTACCTTTCTCCCAATTTCTTTTAGTACATTTATGTTTAACCCACTGATAGGAAGCTATAGCTATAGCTGCTGCTATAAAAAGACTTGCTTGTAGATTCATATTCATTCCTTGCCATAAAAAATCTATGAAATTATCATTCTAAACTTAATGGTGATTATTTTAATTGATATTCTTTTCAAGCATCTCGATGATTAGCTTTTTAGTTTCGATAGAACACAAGGCAACATAAGTTTCTTCATCATTAGCATTAATCTTTTCGATGCGAGTACTAAGTTCTTTGATGAATGTATTGCTTCTTATTAATTCAATGACAGAGTTAGCAAATTCATCTTTTTTCTTTTGAGAATAAATAGATGGAACTAAAGAACTTACGGCTACCACTGTTCCCTGCCATTGTTGAGGGGTTACTGCCTCCTCAGTAGCTTTCCGTAAATCTTCCTCTTTTTTCTTTTTAAAAAAACGTTTAAAACCAAAAGTCAAAGTAGAGATAATAGCGTTGATTATTTGCTCTTGAACAGATTTTGGCAACTTTGTGAACAACTCAAAGAACTTAAGGATCGCAGCCAGCATAAAACTAACCTCGTATGTGTGTAGATCGAAAAGATTAGCATAAAGCACTTAAATAGTTCAATCACCAAAAATGGTAAATAAACAAAAAAGGTTCTCCCTGAATTTTTTAAAGAACGCGTAGTTTCGCCACCGGATATAAAGATTTGTGTGTGAACGAAATAACTATACCCGCACCGCAGTCAAAAAAGAACAACGCCAATTTCATTTAATTCACATTGGCAATTATATCTTACTGGACACTCACATAATTTAAAAACAGCGTAAGAGCCATTGAGTTCTTCACTAACGTACTTTTCCATAAAATCGATATCAGCTGGTTCACAAAAAAGATGAAACCCGACACCGAGATAATTACGCATTTTGTAGTCACAATGTTTAATAGCATTAATTTTCTTTTGGTCGGCTGCTAAGCCCCTAACTAATGGTGTAACACGTTTAGTACATTTGAACTCTATAAAAATATAATCATCAGAGGGTGAGGATTTTTCACGTAGAATCAAATCTACTTTAGCAAGTCTGCTATCAGGGTAATCTACTGGATCGAGGTATATTGTGACTTCACGATGTAGCTCGTACTTCTTTTTTGAAGTGAGATAATGAGCAAATTCTATTTGCAGCCATTTTTCCCAATCATTAGTTTCTTTTTCAACAAAAGAATGTAGCCTTTTTTTTATCTCATCTTTCTTCAAAAACCCGTTCAGCAATTTTACTAACAGAGAAAAATCATTGTTACGGTCTGACATTGTAAACCCTATAAATAAAATAAAAAGGATTAAATATGGATATCTCATTAAGATCATTAGCGAGACAGTACGGATACGATGAATCTACAGTTCGAACCTGGGTAGAAAAGGGAATGCCGACAGGCACTGATTCTAACGCAAGAAATTGGATTGTAGATAATGTACTAAAGCCGTTGCGTGATACTAATACAAAAGAACAAATTGAACAAGAACGTTTGAAGAAACTTTCAGCAGAAAGGCAGTTAGCAGAATTAGAGTTAGCAGAAAAGAATGGGCTGGTGGTCAGTACTGAATATGTAGAACAAGTACTAACAGAATATCTATTCCAGATCAAAACAGCAGTACGTGCAATACCATCAAAAACTTATCTTGAATTATTCGCACAATCAGATGCAAAGGATTTACGCGATGTATTAAGAACGCATATTGATAAAACATTATACCAATTAGGCTCAATGGAATTTGAGCTACCCGATGACATGGAAGTATTAGAGGATGGAAACAAACAAAAAGAAATTAACGAGGATTCTGAAGAAAGTACTACCAACGATACAACCGCCGAAGATTCAGAAAACCAGTGAGTGGATAAGTAATGGTGTAGTTAAATTTGTTGATGGGCCGAATATGGGCCTTGATTGGATACCCTTTAGTTTCCAAAAAGAACCAATGGATATAGCTCAAGAGCGAAGTACTAAAAAGATTGTACTTCAATCATGTTCACAGCTTTTGAAAACAACAGTACTTCAATCAATCGCTTTTAGTCTAATGGCAAATGATCCCTGTAACTTTGCTTTTGGTAGTAGTTCTGAATCAGAAGTGAAGAAATTCAAGGATGGTAAATTTCTTCCAGCAATTGAAACAAGTGAAGTACTAAAGCCATTAGTAACCGATAAGAATGACAAGAACGCCGCCAATAACTCTAAACAAACACAAATGGTGAACGGTACTTTTATCTATTGGTTAAATCTCAACACGCCGGGGAACCTTCGCGGTATCACAACCAGGTGTGTTCTGTTAGATGAGGTCAGCACCTGCGAAATTACTGATGAAGGGAATCCAATCAAACTGGCAGAAGCACGTACCAGTACCTTTGGTAGTGACTCATTGGTGGTTGTATCCTCAACACCTTTGTATAAAGATGATTTAATTAATGCGGAATATAACCTATCTGATAAACGCCGTTACTTTGTTACACATTCTTGCGGTCATGAGTATATTTTTGAATGGGAGCAGGTAGCATTCGAATTTAAATATTTAGAGAATGGTAGAGCAATTCCAGATAGTACAACTACCCGTTTAAAATGTCCGTGTTGTGAACAGGAAATTGATGAACATACACGACATCAGATGATTGATAACGGGCGATGGGTTGCAACTAATCCAGATGGTGAACCTGGTGTAGTAGGTTATCAAATCAGCCGTATGTATTCCCCATTGAATACGATTACTGAAATGGTAAGTAAGTTTGCTGATGCCCTTTATAACTTCAACCTACAAACATTCTATAACAACGAACTTGGTTTACCTTATGAGGATGAATATCAAAAAGAATTAGATATTCTCCAATTGGAATCACTACGCGAAGATGAATTTAACCTACATAAAATCCCTGAAAGTACGTTAGGTATTTGTATATCAGTTGATCAGCAAATTGATAGATGCGAAGCCACTATATTAGGCTTTGATGAGAAGAACATATATGTACTTGGTCACGAATTCTTCTATGGTCACGATGTAACTAAAATCGAATCACAAGCCTGGAAAGACCTTGATCAGTTCTGTAGGCAAGATTTCCGCACAGTAGAAGGTCGTTTAGTACCAACTCTCGCAGTATTCGTGGACAGTTCGAATGGTAACGCTACTGATACGGTTAAGAAGTTCACAGCACGTTGGGCTAAGTACCATCCTATTAAGGGTTCCAGCTCCACTACTGGTGATCTCTTCAAGGAATCAACACAGGCTGGTTACAAGCTACAGATCCTAAACGTACATGATCAAAAGAATACGATACGTAAACTTCTCAATCTGATGCTTAGTACGGAAGCAGATAATGCACCTGTGAAGCTCCGCTTTAGTAGTTCATTACCAACTGATTATTTTGAACAGCTATCAGCCGAAGAGTTAAAACCTGCTGGCGGTAAATTAGTATGGCGATTAAAGAAAGGCCAGAGAAGGAATGAAAGTCTTGATTGTCTTTGTTATGGTCTTATTGCTATTGCCTACGCTCAATCTAAATTAGGTAATCAACCATTTAAAAAATTACGCGAATATAAACAATCTGAAAGTAATAACAAAAACAAAATAAATAAAGCAGAAGAACCAAAAAATACACCTACCAGACGTAGACGTACAGGTATGGGTTCTCATTGGTTCGGAAAAACGTAAAAAGATAAGGATATCAAATGGCAATTTTACCAGAACAAATTTATATGGTATCAAACCCGTATGAGTACTCTGTAACGATTCCTGCAAAAACAATTTTCGTAACTTCATATGTTAGTACTGGACAGTCTGTAACCCTTGATAATCAATCAAGTGATGTTGAACGTGATTTTATTATCACGTTTGATCTTGCTATTTCATCAGAAAAACTATTCTGTACTCAGATTACTAACGGTATTGTTAGTACTTCTCAATGTGAAGTAATTGATCCAACAAGGCATACGGCAGAATACGCACGTATTCGTACAATGATTAGTGAAATTGAAGCAGTTATTGAAGCGAAAATACAAGGCGGTGCTAACTATAGCATTGCAATTAATAATAAAACATTAGTTAGTGAATCATTAGCCAATTTAGAAGCAATGCGAACACGTTATATTGAACGTGCTAATTCTCTATGGGCTAAAATGAATGGTAAACCTGATTCTAATAAACCATTTAAAAGTATTACCGTATTCCGAGATCCTAACTATCCAAATCGTTGGGGGACTCGATAATGTGGTTTAAAAGAAAAAAGGTTGATTTACAACCAGAAGTACGAACAAAGAAAACTGAAGTACGTGAACATTCTGGCAGAACACTGCAACGCGATTTGAATCAAATCAGAACTACAACAAATGGTATTAATGCTTTCAGCTTTAATGCTGGTGTTAGCTCAGTAAGTATTAACAATCTCATAAAATGGCATTTAGCAGAATGGCGTAATGAATCACGACAATCAACCTTAACAAACCCAATCGCACGTAAGTACATGATGTTATCAGTTGATGGTGTTGTAGGTTCTAACGGTATCTATGTAAAACCTTCAGTTGAACTTGATATTGATGAAAATGAAAAGCATCAAATCAATATGCAACTTGAAAAGTTTTTTGACCGTTGGGCTTATGATCAAACCCGTTTCAGTCTGGATAATTCAATGACGTTTGACCTCTTTACTCAGACTCTTGAAAAACACCGTGTGCGTGATGGTGAAGCCTTTGTAAGAATTCATAACTTTAACCGTACCATCAAAATAGAAATGATTGATTCAGCCAGGTTAACACAATTTAACAATGCATTACTCAGCAATGGAAGTTATATCAGCAACGGTATTGAGTTCAATAAATACAATCAACCAGTAAATTACTATTTTGCTAAATACAATCCGGTTACATATACATACGATGCAACGAGCTATGACGTAATTCCGGCTACTGAAATTCTACATTATTATGTGGCAGATGATGCTACGCAAAATCGAGGAATCCCCGATCTTGTTGCAAGTACTAAAGTCCTTTCAGATTTGAAGAACTTTCAAGAAGCGGCTTTATTAGCAAAGCGTATTTCAGCCAGTGTAACTACATTCATTACCAATAGCGGCAACAACGAACTTTCACTAAACGAAAGTGAACAAAGTACTGCTATCTACAATGAGTACTTAGAGCCTGGTGCTATTTTTGAATTAGGTGCTAACCAGGATATCAAATCTGTTGATCCTCGTAATGGTGTTGATGGTATTGCCGAATTCACAGATGTATTACTTGATAATATTTCTATGGGCTTAAACGTAACTAAACAAAGCCTAATGGGGAGTACTGCTGATGCATCATTTAGTGCAGCTAAATTAGCTGAACGTCTTCAGGCTACTACATTCTCAACACGTACAAATGTACTTATTAATAAAGTACTAAAGCCTATCTATTCAGCATGGTTAAAGAATGAAATGCTAAATAATAATAAGTTAAATCTAAAGTTCTCTGATTTCGATGATCTTGTATGTGCTCGATATATTCAAACAAAACCAATCTCACTTGACCCATTAAAGGATATTCAGTGTGAAGTAGTTGCTATTGATGCTGGGTTGAAATCACGTACACAAGTTATTAGTGAAATGGGCGGTGATCCGCGTGTCGTAATGCAAGAAATAGAAAATGAGAAGAATATGAACAAGGAAGTTCAAAATGAAGTTCAAAAACCAGACGAGGGAGTTAAACCTACCAACAGCGATTAATATTGATAATCGTACTGTTGACGTCGCTTTTTGTTCACAGACTCCAGTACTCGTAGAACGAAACGGCAAAGTATATAACGAAATCCTTATATGTAATCCAGAGAATGTTGATCTTTCAAGATTAAACAATTCAGGTGCGGTACTTCTAAATCACAATCATTCTCTTTTAATTGGAAAAGTACTCTCAGCACGTATCGACTCAGATAATGTAGGTCGTGCTGTATTACAAATCTCTAATGCTTCAGAGCGTGAATGGGAGCAAATTAAAGAAGGTGTACTAACACATATTAGTTTCGGCTATACCATAAATGATTACTACATTAATGGGGATGTTATTTATGTAACTAAATTCACCCCATACGAGATATCCCTTTGCAGCGTTCCGGCTGATGTTACGGCTGGCATTGGTCGTTCTTTGATAAATAAAAAAGAAGATAACCAAGAGGATATTAATGTCATGGATGACAATCAAGAAATGATGGAAGAGGGTACAGAGGAAGCACAGGAAGAAATTAATGAAACGCCTGAACAAGAAGCTGCTGAATCCGAATCTGAAAAAGTAATTACTGACGAAGAACTTTTAGAAATGATTTCTAATCGTCCTGAATTACTTAGCAAGATGTTAAATAAAAGCGATGTTGAAGAACAAAGCGTAAAGGATTCTCAAACTCAAGAATCCAATTCTGAAGAAGTACCACAAGAAAGTACTGATGAAGAAGTAAATACAAATGAACTGGAACGTAAGCGTGAATTGGAGTCAATCGGCAATGTTCTAAAAGTTGATGTATCTGAAGCCATCGAGAAAGGAATCTCTGTTGTGGACTTCAAACGATCACTAAATACAAAACAAAATCCAAATGATAAGGAAATCAAAATGGAAAAAACTGTTCTTAATGGCCTAATTCGTTCTTTAAGTGAAGGGAATTTTACAGGCAAAACTGAAATCCCTGCGGGTGATTTCGTTCGTACCTCAAGTACTGTTGGTGGTGCTGCTTTAATCAAAGAAGTTTACGCAGATTCGTATATTGACGTTCTACGTGCAAATTCTGTATTTGCTGGTTTACCTGTTCAGGTATTTGCAAATCTTGAAGGTGAAGGGAATCTGGTACTACCAAAACTAACTTCTGATTTCACTGATAACTTCGGTTATGTAACTGAAGGTGCTCCAAGCCCGTCATACAACGCATCTTTCGAAAAGATCACTCTGAAACCTGAGATCTTCACAGGTTCTGTAGAACTGACTCGGACTCTTATCAAATCAGCTAATACCGCTGAACAGTATATTCAAGATGCAATGGTTAAGGGTGCTGCTCTTAAACTGGAACGTCTAATTCTTGCTGATGCCGTGTCTAAGGCTCCAGCTGTTACTTTGACTGCTGCTCTTACTAAGGAAGATGTGATTGATGCTCTTGCTTCTCTTGCCGCTCATAACGTGCGTGTAGAGAACGTTGTAGCTATCGTACATCCTTCTACCGCTGCTGTTCTACGTACCACTCTTGATGGTGCTAATACCAGTGCCAAGTACCTTCTACAAGGTTACATGGGTGATGGCATCCTCGCTGATTCAGTACGCTTAGTTGAAAGTACTCAAGTTGCCGCCGGTTCTATTGTGTTTGGTGATTGGTCAAATCTGGTACTTGCACAATGGGGTTCTGTAACTATGGATCGTGACGATACCACTCAACGTAATTCAATGGGTATTGTGCTACGTACTTTCAGCTTCCAGGCACACGCTGACCTGCTCCCCGTTGATTAGTACACCCCGATGTTAGTAATGTCTTCATAAGCCACATGAGGACATCCCCATGAAGAAGCGTTTTTCCGACGAACAGATCATCA